CGACGATGTCAGAGGTATTGTAGACAGCTTTGGTTTTGCTACTTCTGCTAACGTACAAGCTGGCTTTGATGATCTTAATGACAAACTTGATAGTGCTGTTAATGGTCTTTCTGTACAACTAACAGAACAAGAAGCAGAGTTTTTAGCAGGTCTTACAGGTGTTGAAGCATCAGTACTGCAACAACTAGCTTCTGTTGAAGGCGGCCTAAGAAGTGAGTTAGAAACTTTAGGGTTTAACTTAACTGAGTTTCAGTCAGATGTAGCAGGTAGATTTGACCAGTTTGAAGACACCTTTGCTGCTTTTCAGACAGACGTAAGCAGTCAATTTAGCGATCTTAATGACAGGTTTGATGACGCTTTAGATGGTATTGCTACACAGTTTAGTGACCAAGAAGCAGAATTTTTAGCCAGTGTTACTGGTCTTGAGGCGTCGTTTATACAGTCACTAGCAGCTGTAGAAGGTGGTCTCAGCGGCGAACTAGAAATGCTTGGTACTGATATTATATCTTTGCAGGAAGACGTAGCAGGACGCTTTGACGAGTTTAAAGAAACATTTACAGGTTTTCAAGCAGATGTAACAGGACAGTTTGGGGATTTAAATAACAGGCTTGATAACGCTCTTAATGGAATTGCTACTCAGTTTACAAACCAAGAGGCTGCTTTTTTAGAAACGGTCACAGGTGTTGAAGCTTCAGTACTACAACAATTAGCAGCTACAGAAGGTGGATTAAGAAGTGAGCTAGAAACCTTAGGTTTTGACCTTGCTTCGTTACAAGCAGATGTATCAGGACGCTTTGATGAGTTTGAACAAACTGTAGGACAACAGCTTACACAAGCTGAACAAGACCGTATTAGAATTGAGCAGAGTCTTAATGACAAGCTTGACTTACAGGCAGAAGGACAAATTGCAGCGCTAACCGAAGCTGAAGCTAGGCTGTTGTCAGAAATAACCGGTGGTGATGCGGCAATACTACGAGAGTTATCTACTCAAACAGGAGGGTTACAGCAACAGCTTACTTCTCTTGGCTTAAACATGGACGATATACGTTTTAGTTTAGGAGAACAATTAACAACAGGTCTTTCTCAGGCACAACAAGACAGAGTAAGAATTGAACAAGGTTTATACAACGCACTACAACTTCAGTCTCAAGGCCAAGCTGTAGAGTTAAACGAAGCTGAAGCTAGACTACTAGCAGAAATTACTGGTGGTGATGCAGTAATACTACAAGAAATGTCTTCACAAACAGGAGCCTTAGAAAACCAGCTAACGTCTCTTGGCCTTAACTTAAATACAGTACAACAAAACTTAAGTCAAGACATTAGTGACTTACAGGCATTTACTGGCTTTGGTTTTTCTGAGGCAGCGCAACAACGACAGAATCTACAGCAAGCTCTTATTGTTGCTAACGCAGACATTACTCAACTAAGTTCTGATATGTTTGCTCAGTTTCAAGCTCAAGATGAAAATGTTGAAGAACTGTTTGAAGGAACTAACGTAAACATTGAAGCACTTCAACAGGGTCAAATTAGTCAAACTGAAGCGTTTGCACAATATGCACAAAGTACGGATGTTCGGCTAGGGCTTGGTGAACAACAACGTGAAGAAATACTTACACGTCAGGAAGACTTTGAGCAAATATACGGTGAAAACCAAGCAGAGCTACAAGAGCAAATACAAACTGGAAACATTGTTACTGCTTTAGCTGCTAGTGGTATGTTTGGAGGAGGCGGTGGTGGTTCTTCTAGAGCTCCTTACAAAGAGTTTATGAAAGGTATTACATACCGTCCTAGAGAAGCACCGCAACTTGCTATTAAAACACCAGCAGTAGACTACAACGAAGAAGCACAACAATTATTAATGCGTACCCGTAGACGAGGAATGTTGGTATGACGTATCTTAACTTAATGAATAATGTATTGCGTCGCTTACGTGAAGAAGAAACCACGTCAGTTACCGGCACTACTTACGTTAAAATGGTAGGTGACTTTATAAACGATGCAAAGAAGCTAGTAGAAGAAGCAACTGATTGGTCCGCTTTGCGTGACACTATTGTAGTGACTACTGCTGCATCAGACAATAGCTACTCACTAACTGGTAGCAGTGACAATGTAAAAGTCATGTCTGTTCTTAACGATACTAAGAACTGCTTTATGAACTATCAGACTAAAGACTGGTTTAATGAGCAAATCTATTTACTTAATGCATCAGAAGGTGCACCTTTATATTACACGTACAACGGACTAGACGCTAACGGAGATACTGAAGTTCTTGTTAATCCTAAGCCGGACGGTGTGTACAGTTTAAGATTTAATGTTATTAAAAGACAAGCAGATTTAAGTACTAGTACCGACGTAATACTTGTCCCTGCACAACCAGTAATACATTATGCAGTAGCTTTACTTGCAAGAGAGCGCGGTGAAACAGGAGGTACATCTACTGCTGAGTACTTTAGCATTGCTGACAAATATCTTTCTGATGCTATTGCTATTGATGCAGCAAAGCACCCCGAAGAGATGATCTTTAGGACTATCTAATATGTCACAAGAACTTAAAAGTATTAATCTTGTAGCTCCGGCATTCAAAGGTGTTAACACCGAAGACTCGCCACTGGCTCAAGACCCGTCGTTTGCAGAGATTGCAGACAACGCTGTGATTGACAAACGTGGTCGTATTGCTGCACGTAAGGGCCACACTGTTGTTACAACTAACAAGACTGTACTGGGGACTGATTCATTACGTGCTATCAAAGAGTTTAGAGACAACGCAGGAAACACTAAGATTTTTTCTGTTGGTAACAACAAGATTATTAGCGGTACGACTACATTAGTAGACGAGACTCCTAGTGGCTATAGTATTAACGCAGACAACTGGAAGCTTGTAGACTTTAACGACCGTATCTATATGTTTCAGAGAGGCTTTGAGCCTTTAGTGTATGACAACACCTCTGGCGCTGTACAAGCTATGAGCGACCATACGCACGCTAGCGGCGTTGCTAGCACCATGTACGGCAACGAGGTACTAGCGGCTTACGGCAGGCTCTGGACAGCAGACTTTAGTACGGACAAGTCTACAATATACTGGTCTGATTTGTTAAATGGTATTCACTGGTCAGGTGGTTCTAGCGGTTCTATTGATATTTCTAAGGTATGGCCTGACGGTTACGATGAAATTGTAGCTTTAGCAGCACATAACAACGCCTTAATAATTTTTGGTGAGCATAGTATTATTGTGTATGATGGAGCTACTTCTCCTGCTTCTATGACTTTAGCAGATACTGTGGCAGGTATTGGTTGTGTCAACAGAGACACTGTGCAGTATACAGGTACTGACTTGTTGTTCTTGTCACACACCGGCCTTAAAAGCTTTGGCAGAACAATACAAGAAAAGTCAATGCCTATTAGTAGTTTGTCAGGCAATATTACAAAAGATATTATTGCTGCGTTGCAGAATGAGACTCAGTTCTTTAGGTCTGTTTATAGTCCAGAAGAAGGTTTCTATCTGCTTACTTTTGTAGGTCAAGACGTAACGTACTGTTTTGACGTACGGGGTACGTTAGAGAACGGATCATACCGTGTTACTCGTTGGCCTTCTACTAGCTTTACATCGTTTACACGCCTTAGTGACGGTACTTTATACGTAGGGACTGCTAACGGTATTAGTACATATACAGGCTACAGCGACAACGGCGTTGGCTATCGTTTTAAGTACTATAGTCCAAGTTTAACCTTTGGTGATAGCTCAAGAGTTAAGATCCTTAAAAAACTGAAGCCAACTTTAGTAGGTGCCAATAGCTCAGTCGTATTTATGAAGTGGGCGTATGACTTTGATACTACATACGCTACAGCAGAGTTTACGGTAGGTACTCAGATTACAGGCTTTTACGGTCAAAGTGAGTATACAACGGTAGAATTTACAGGTGGTCAGCTAACTAACGCACGATCATTGAACACAACAGGATATGGGACAAGTGTACAGGTAGGCTTAGAATCTGAAATAGACGGCTTTGCTTTGTCACTACAGGAGATTAACGTAATGGCCTTAATAGGTAAGCTGCTTTAACTAGGAGAAAAAAATGAGCATTTTAGATTATTTGCTTCAACCAGAGGTCGCTATACCGGGCGTTATTGGCGGTTTATTGACCGCTGAAGAATACAACAGGTTGTCCGATGTTGGCGAAGAAGCCTTAGTTGGTACAACTGTGCGTGGACGCGAGGTTCCGGGAGCTTTAGACATTGCTCAGGCAGGCCTAGAGCAGACCCAGTTTAAACCCTTTACAGTAACTACTTCTACTGGTGGACAATTTGGGACTCAACTTGACCCTACTACCGGTCAGTTTACTACAACTATGGGTGTGTCTCCTGAAGAACAAGCAATGCAGCAACAGTTACTAGGAGGAGCGCAACAGTTTTATCAACAAGCACAAGCGCCTAGAACTGAACGTGAGCAGGAAATATTTGACCGCATACGGGCCGTACAAACTCCCGAAGAACAGAGACAGCGTTTAGCTTTGGAAGAACGCTTGGCTGGACAAGGACGCCTTGGCGTACGTACGGCTCAATACGGCGGCACTTCAGAGCAGCTTGCATTAGCTAAAGCCAGAGAAGAAGCACAAAACACAGCGGCTATTCAGGCAATGCAACAGGCTCAATCAGAGCAGTTACAACAGGCAAACCTAGGTCAGCAACTGTTTGGTGCTAGTTATATGCCTCAAGGACAACT